GGTGCCGTCCTCAGCCCGAAGGAAGGTCCAATTGTACCACGCTCCCACGGTGAGGTCGTAGACCAGCGTGCGGTCCGCCTCGGGGAACTGCATGACGTAGAAGGCATGCCCGTTCTGCGCGAAGGTGAACGCGATGCAGTCGTCGTACTTGCCTGACTGGATGATCTGCTCAATGCCGCGCTCGGAGACGCGCTTGGGGGTGAACCCGTCGTTGGTGAAGACGCCGACCGTGCCGCGGTTGTCCACGCCCATCCAGAACACATTGTTGGCGTACCTGGCTACGCTGTACGGGGCACAGCATCCCACCTCGATGATGGCGCCCTGGTACCGGCTCCAAAGCTGGGCGGCGTAGTCTCCGGTGTTGTAGTGCACCTCGATGGAGTTCATGCCCACGACCCACAGCATGTTCGCGCAATCCTCCAGCGCGATCACGTTGTCGGGCTTGCCAATCTTCATCCCCACGTTGAGGCCGGACCACGAAAGACCATCACCCGGCTCGCTCCATCCGTACTGGTTGGTTCGCGGGTTGTTGGCGTGGAAGTAGGTGTCGATGCACCGGCAATGGGTTGCACCGGGAGGAAAGCCAAGTTGCGCGTCGGTCGAGGAGTCCAACCGCACGAAGGCGCCGGTCTCGTAGGTGAGAACCCAGCCGTCCGTGCCATCCACCAGCAGCAGGTGCGTTCCGTTGTCCGCCATGGAAACGGGGCCGGTGCTGGTGCGCAGGGCCGTGGAAATCGTGATGCTCGATCCGTCCTCGTAGACCTCGGCAAAGGTCGTTCCGGCCGCCGCGAAGGTCCTGAAGTTGGATGCCGTGAAGATGCCCCGGCAAGGGGATGTCGAGCCCTGCGTGGAGAACAGGCGAAGGCCTGGGATCTTGACGTAGAAGTAGGGTGCCTTGGCGCTTGCGGAGGCGGAGCGCTCGAGGTAGAAGTTCTCGCAGATCTCGCGCCCGATGGAGATCACCGCCGTGCTGTACGGCTTGTCACCCAAGGGGATCGAGATGGCGCCAGGAGGAACAGCGATGGCAGGAGCTTCAGCCATCAGACCACCCGGCCCGGCCAGGTCCAGTAGCTTCCGCCCTGGCCGCTCTGGAAGTCGGAGACGTTGCGGGTCTGGCGCATCTTGAGGTTGCGCGCCCGGATGCCGGAGAGCGATGTCGCTGCGGTCGCCTGGATGATCCCGAGCATGTCGGCACCGACAAGGCCCGGCATGTGGGGAAGGAGCCGCTTGGCCAAGTTGTACTCGACTGCCTCGTCGTACCAATCGGGGAGATCGAGGTCGTCGTGCGGCGTGGCAAGGCGCGGGATTGCATCGATCCCCACCAGGCGCACGGTATACCCGGCGATGGGGACGGGCCAGAAGTAGAGCAAGCTCTGCGGATCCTGCCGGTCCCACCCACACATCTGCGGGACGCCTTGGGTCGTCTTCACGACCATGCGCTCGTACTCCTGGAGTGTCTTGATGGGCACGCGCCAGACGGTCGTTCCCATCTCGACGGTCACCTGGCGAATGTCCACCGGGTTGACCGAGAAGTCGCCGCCGTCCCCAAGGGAGAGACTCGGAGCCCCAGCGGCGACGGCAGTGGCCATCCACTGCCTGGGGTTGTAGTACGGCTTGGTCGACCACTCACCCAGCATCGAGTTGAGCACGCGCATGGCGAGCTGGACGGCCTCGGGTTCCGGGGCTTCCCCGAACGCCGCGAATCCGACCATACCCAATGCCGAGGTGATGCGGTCGTAAGCGTTCACGCCTGGGCGCCCTCCGTCTCGACGCCATCAGCGCTGACGCCCTTCTTGGCAGCGCCCTTGGCTGCCTTGTCCTTGGCCTTCTTCAGCACGTCCAGCCGCTCGATCTGCTCGGCCTCCTCGCTGGCGTCCTGCACGACCAGATCCGTCTCGACGCCATCAGCGCTGACGCCCTTGACCCACTTGGGATATTCCTGGTGGATGTACTCCTGCTGCTCCATGTGATCCTCCTTGGACTTGAAAAAGGGAGAGGCCTCGAGGTTGAGCCTCGAGGCTTTGAGGTCCGCCCGGATCAGTAGACGGTCGCGATGTGCTCGGGCAGGTACGCCGCCGCGCCGATCAGCGCCTGGATCGAGAACACCTTGTTGAAGTTGTAGGGATCGAAGCTCTCGATGATGGCGATGTTGATGCCGTTCACATCGGCCTGCTCCTTGAACTCCACCTTGTTGGGCAGGTTCATCTTGGGCGAGGCGCAGATGATGGCCTTGCGGGAGAAGGCCAGCGAGGGAGCGGCACCCGAGGCCACCGACAGGATGGTGATCGGCGCGCTGTTGGCGGGAGCGGCGGTCACGTTCTGGTGCGGGCCCGAGAAAATCAGGGGCTCGGCCAGGACGAGAGTCGCAGCGCCGCTCGTGACCGTGGCGGTCTGGGTGACCACGCCGGTGTAGGGGATGCCGGTGTCGTCCTTGGTGTCCGGGTTGACCCAGTTGACAGAGGGGATCTTGATCTTGGTGCGCACGGGGACGGTGGCGGAGGTCCAGCCAGCCGTGATCAGGTTGAAGGTCTGCGCCCAGGCGGTGAGGCCCTGGTTGGCGCCGTTGACGGTCACCGTGCCGGTCGCCGTGGCGTTGTCGCCGGGCAGGAGCGGGGAGCGATAGAAATCGAAGTTGGCGTACTGCCCCATCAAGCCCTTCTTGTAGATCTCGGAGATCTGCTTGTCCGGGTTGAAGAGCTTGAGGTTGGCCTGCTGGAGCACGGTCGCCACGCCTTCCGGGGTGATGATGACGGAGTCGCCGTCATCCTCACGTCCGCGAGCATTGAACAAGGCCTGCGCCTGCGCCAGATTGCCCAGCAGGGTGTCGCCGGTCGCCGGGGCTGCCGGTGAACCGATCACCTGGCCCGCGAAGGTGATTGCCTTCTGGGCGATGTAGCGGTCGATCATGCGACCCATGCGGGCGACGGTCGGCTTGATGTGGCGCTCGATGGCCTGCTCGCGGGTCAGAGACATGGCCAGGTCGTCGATGCCGATCTGGAAGTTGGAGACAAACTTCTGCTCGATCGCCAGGTTGACGGTCGGCTCGCGCAGGTCGGTGTAGCTGGGGGCGCCAGCGACAGCGCCGGGGGCCGCCGGGGTGGTCTGCGAGACATCGTTGATCGTCGGGCGGCGGAAGGCGCGAGACTGACCGGCGTTGTTGTCCGGCTTGAACTCCTCGGTGCGGAAGTCGCAGTTGCGGGCGACCTTTCCGGTCTGGGAGAACTGGAAGAGGATTTCCTTCGCGACAAGGGACTGAGTCCCCCAAGTGTTGGCCATGATACGGCTCCTGCGTGCGTGTGTTGCGGTCTTGACCTCGCTACACACCTCCCGATGGTCAGTCGGGTGGCAGGATGCCCTTTGGCCCCGGAGTGTCGCCCTCGGTGGTCGTCCAGCTTTACGCCCTGGAACGGCGAAGGGCCGAGATTGCTCCCGACCCTTTGAAGATACCACCCAGAAAAGGCGCAAGCCGTCCTAAATCACCACTCCCCCGCCTCACGCTTGCGGAAGTACTCGTTCAGCGATGCCTGGGAAGGATTCGCACCGCCACCACCGCCACCCGACAGGGTGCGCGGCACCGGCGCGCCCTTGGGGGCCTGGGGAGGTGCGCCGCTGGGCTGGAAGGCCGGGATACCGCCACCTGCTGGAACCTGCTGTGCGGGGCGGCTGGCCTTGATCCGCCCATTGATCTCCCCGATCACCATGATGGAGTCGGCTGGATTGCCCTGGGTGATCTGCGCCACCAAGGACGGGTCCAACGCGATCGCGTGGGCAACCTCGGGGGCAGAGCGAAGGATCGCCATCTGCACCGGGAACGGGATGTGCTGGGCGATGGAGTCCAGGTACTCGACGGCCTCGGCAACCTGCGGGTTCGCCTTGGACGCCTCTGCCACCTGGCCACGGAACTCCGTCTCGGCCTTGGCGACAACCGCCTGCGTCTGCTGCTGGGTGTCGCGTTGCGTGAGGGTGCGCTCCACCACCTCGAGGGCGCGCCTCTCGGCCCGGACGGTCACGCGGCGATCGCGCTCCCGCATGTAGGCTGCGCCGTCGAAGTTGCCGGAGGCGTCGGTGAACTTGGCGGCGTCGATGGCGTCCGGGTCGTCCGGGTCCGCCTGCGGGGTGCGCGTCCGCTCCAGCTCCTCGAGACGGGCGCGGAGGGTGTCCCTCTCGCGCTCGGCCTGGTCGCGCCGGTTGTTGACCTCCTGGAACCGATCGTAGGGGATCGCCTCGGGCTTGTTCTGCCAGTGCTTGGGGCGCTCGGCAGGCTTGGGAGCCTCCACGGCAGGTGCGCCGCCTTCGGCGCCCTGTGCACCAGCGGAGGCGCCCTCCTGGCCTCCCTGCGCGCCGCTCTGGTCGCCAAGTGCGGCTGGCTGTTCCTGCCCCTGGGGCTGCTCCTGAATTGTCTCGTTGGGATCCA